TTATCCTATTTCTGCGTAGTTATCTTCTATATGATCATCTATATCTAATGCTACAGCCTCACCTATGTTTGCTAGGTTTCTTTGTACAACATCATCTAATGATACTTGAATGAATGGTTTTGGTTTTTTAAAGCGTTGTCCTTTCTTTTCTATGTTCTTTGCTACTGCCCAAGCAAATTGCTGTGGCGTCATAGCAGCAGGAACACTTATTCGTTTTTGTTTGATCCAATCAATGATTGCTCTAACAGGTGGCATACCACCTTTCTTACGTTCACTACCTTCATCTACATAGATACCATATAATGGTAAAGTAATAGGTTGTGTAATAATGTCATCCTGTACTTGTGTAGGACCTGGTTTTATTGAACGTGCTAAGTTACCTGTAACAACTGAATTATTATCAAATAGCCTATCCACCATCTCCTCTACTACTAGAGTACCGATGTCACTCATCTCAAGTGATAAATTAGGATATGTGATTTCTTCACTCATTATGCTTGTGGGTAAAAGCAGTAGTTAAATAATCCTGATTCTGCTATTGTAACCTGAGAAACCCAACCATAAACTCTATCATTAAATGCTTCGTTTACTGGAGTTAGATTTGCCATTGTACCTGTCATCCAATTTGTATCGTTTACAGGACCATAATTCATATAAGACATAACATCATATTGAATTAATTCCATTCTCGATTTTACATCTAATGGTGACTCGTTTGATAATTTAGGTACATCAAGTGAATACAATTCAAACGTTAATGATCTTGTATTTGCTGTAATACCTGGTGAAACTAATGGTCTAAGGAATACAAATGGATATTTAATATTCTGAGAATTAGCGTCTAAATAGTCGATAGCACCTTCAGCAAATGATGATATGCCTAAATGTGCATCACAGGCTTGTTCGAAAAAACCTACTATATCTTTGTATGTGTGAACTACTGTATTCATTATTTTATTCTATATTGTCGTTCCTGTTGTTTGCGTCTTTGTTCTTCTCGTTGATTTTTATCTTGATGATATGCTAACCAATTAAGTACAAATACAAAATTTAATTTTGGGATACTAGTATCCCCGGTGACTGATAAGATGGATGAGTCTGATAACTCAAAAATTGTTGCAGCCCATCCCCAATGTTCATAGAAGCCATCTGTTGGCTCATCTTCTTTATCATCGTCATCTGCTCTTTTGGTGGTAGGGAAGAGAGACTCGAACCGAGAGAGAACGAGGTTCCTACTACTAAAAAAAAACTTAATGCGCCCAAGCAAATTGATGCTGGTAGTACACTTAGTTTATCTGCATTCTCTGCTCTAGTACTATTATCATATTCTTCTAATGTATAGTATTTAAACAGATTTTCCGCTTCACCTAAAGCAATCTTATATGTGTTTTTAAATGCCCATTTTATACCTTTAAATCTATCTTTTACGATAGGACGATATAGTATAGCCATTATTTCTTCAATGTTATCCTGCGGTTGTTTCGCAAGCCTCTCTAAATCCACATATTCGCCCAACGTTAGGTTTTGCATGCTAGCAAAGCCGTATTTTACGCCATCTAATTCAAATATAGGATAAAACTGAGGTTCAATATCAGTAATAGTATCTAATACTTTAGCATACACTGATTTTATTGACATTGGTGTCCATGATTTTACTGTATCAGTCTCTTCACCTGATAGTAGAGAAATCATTTTGATCATTTTTTCTGTCTCACTTAAATGCTCAAGTGTCAGAAATTCTTTCCATTGTTTAACAGACAAATAGTCTGGTATAGTTAATTTTATCTCCATGGTAATAAATATGTATCGGTTATAGAATTTCCACGGTAAGATAAAGAAGCCCCCTAATGGGGGCAACCTCAAACAAACACTAAATTGTTTATTAATAATCTTCTATAAATGCTTCTTCCCAAACATCTTCTGGTATTACTCCAAACTCTTCGTTTGTCATAAACATCATAAACTCAAAGATTGATTTTTGGTTTTCTTCACATTTTTTATAAGTTGAAAAGAAATGACCCATTTCATTAACCATAGTACTAATGTGACGAAGTCTCCATATAGGATCTGACATTAACTCATCTACTAACTCTTGATCATCATCTTGGAATGTACAAGCATTAAACCCAGCGGCAAATGTCATTAACTCCATTTTTTGTTCCATATTTTCAGGATCAAACATTTTCTCTTTTTTCATAACTTTTATTTATTTATTTTTGGCATTATTGCCGTTCTTATTAACACGTGAATATACGAACTTATTTTTGCTTCTCCAAATGGTTAACCATAAGTTCTAAACGAGGGAGAATGTTTTTAGCTAATAGTACTTGATGTTCAATCTCTTCTTTAACTCCACTAGGTAGGGATTCTACCTCTCCCATTGATTCTTCTACTGCAATAATTGATGCTCTTACTTTTTCCATTGATTGGGTAATCTTCATCAATCCTTCTTCATTTACTTGTAACATAACTTATTAAATATAATATTTTGTTCTTCCGGCACCCGCCTTATTCAACACGTTGAATATACGAACAATATTTTAGGTAACCACATATCCCGCAAAAAAAAGCCCCTGCAGAACGCAAGGGCTATTAGAAGAGGAACAAGAGAATAAACAATGGCTGCATGGAAAATAGCAATTCCCCTTCTGCTAATACATATTTTTAGCTGTACCGCCGATATAGATTTTACTACTACCTCCTACATTGCGTCTTGCCTCATTACATAACATTAGTGACATAACACAATCATCGTAATAACCTGATGGAGCATTAAAAGTCATTGTTCCTGTTGGTCCTATCTTATAACTATAAGCATTTAATTCATTGTATATGTGTGGGAAGAAATCCTTATGTGGTAATTCTAAACTACCCTCCTGAATATCATAGATTAGATTCCTAACACCTTCAGCTTTATTGCTATTATTAGTAGTCCAATCCTTTAATTTGCGTATTTCTTTACGGAGCATTTCAAATACGGGTAACCCAGGTCCGTTAACCTCTGTGTAACCTCCTGTGATGCGATAGGGTCGTAATACATTGATAAATTGCTTTGCAATCTCTGCATAAGAGGAGCCATTGATACGCTCAACTCTACAAACTCTTCCTGATTCATCCATAATGGTGAGTACAGAGTAATCGTGTTGCAAGCCCAAGTCAATGCCTGCATAATATCTTTTGTTTGATTGGTATTGTGTCCATCCATTTAAAATGCAAATTGCGTCTACTCCACTGAATACATCATTGCCTGATTCACTAAATTCAGCTAAATATTCTTGTTTAAATATCTCTGGCGGTAATGATTTACTCTGTTCAAGTATAAAATTATCGTCTATATGTGGGTTATCTGTGGATATACCACGGAACGAGATATAGTCACTACCTCCGTTGCTACCCTTTAGGTATGCGTTATAAAACCAATTTTTAGACTTAGGAGTGCTAATGATAAGACATTTCTTACCAAGTGCTGACAATGTAGGATAGATAGCTTCCTGCATTGCTATTTCTTTTATAAACGCTGCTTCATCAACAACCATATGGGAAAAAGAGAAACCACGAATTGAATCATAACGTTCAGCGGATAAGAATTGCAATGTGCTACCATTAACAAACTCCATAGTCAAATCTGCTTTATTAGAATGCTTAACTATTTGATTTGATGCATCTAATAATTCCTGAAATACTTTCTTTGATTGGTTATAGATAGGAGATATCCAAGCACCTTTTTGTTTAGATGCTGATAACAACCAATACAACATTAGGTTCTGTCCTAATAATGATTTACCAAACTGTCTACCAGTAGAAACAACACCAAACTTATGTTCGCTGTCAGCAAATTTATCTATTATTGCCTTTTGCCCTTTGTGCGGTGTGAATAAAGTTATTTGCATCCTCTTCTTTACTTGTTTTGTATACTACCTCGTTATTAGGGTCAAATACAAGATAGAACTTTTGTCTATCATGCATTGTAGAAAATATCTTGTAGCCTTTATAATGTTTTACCATAGCCGTTATCTTGTTCTCCCCAACTTAATTCAATATTACCATCTATCTTAGCTTCAATCTTATCAATGTCATTACCTGTGTATTTAACTATCTGATCGATTGCACGTTGACGTATCTTCTCATCATCACTAGCTAATAATTCGAATAATGAATTCATTGCTGGATCCAACATTTTATTTAGTTTTGCTCTCCAACGTTCCTCA